TTTCTAAGCGTGGCCGCCACTATGTCTGCGGCGTTGTCAATAAATGGACTAACCGGAAAGAAGGAGACCATCATCGGGGATGGTCGTCCTCTCTCCCGCGAGCTTCGCGTTGTCGGGCGTGTCCGCCATCCGTCGGGCGGTGCCGTCACGCGCAAAGAGCTCCCCGAATCACTGGTGCGACTCCAGTCCGTCTACCCTCCTCTCTCTCAATACGAGTTCCCTGACCGCTCCCCTGAGAGCGTTCTAACGACGATAATTGAGCAGTTCTCCAAGATGCGCGAAGACTCTCCCCTCGCCGTCGAGTATCTCCAAAGGGCTAACGAGGACCTCAAAGCAGAGGTCCCTCAGTCACAGCCTCCCTACTGGCTCGAGTTCGGGTTTCTGCCCGATTTCAGGACCTTCGTATCCTCTGTCTACGACATGTCCCGCGATTCCACGCCTGGCTACCCTTTGTCCCTTATCTACAAGAACAAGCTTGAGTACGCGATTGACAACATGGCCGAGTTGTATGAGGCCCTGTGTCTTAGGTGCCTGTCCTTGTACTACAACTTTTCCGCCGACGACTCACCGGCGGTCAGGTTCTCGAAGGGTCAGCAAGGTTTCGTCACGGTTACTGTCAAGAACGAGCCGATTAAGCGCGGCAAACCCCCTCGCCTCGTGTTCCCCACCGATATCGTTGACGAGGTTCTCGAACGCTGCATTTACGGAAATCATTACGACGCAATGAAACGTCACTGGGGCGAGTTCTACTCGTGCATTGGCATAGGTTTCTCTAAACTGGACTCTGATATCCTGTTCGAAGGTCTTCCCAAGGAACGCGTCCTCTCGAGCAACGATTCCCCCAAGTTCGACACCACGCAAACACTACTCGAAGAGTTTCTCGATAACGACCTCTGCGTTCATTCTTACGGTGGCCGTTGTCACCCGAAAGTCCGAACGCTAATGAGAAACCACTCGGTGTGCGCCATGAATGCTCTCCTCGTCCTCCCGGACGGCACCGTCCTGGAGCAAACTAGGCCCGGCGTTATGTATAGCGGCCGCTACCCTACCTCCTGCGGCAACACCAACCGGCGCACGCGTAGGTCATACGCCGTCGACCACTACATCAGAGATACGTACTCCGCCGACTTCCAGTCGGCGACCCGAGCCGCCGGCGATGACTGCGTAGAGGCCCACCACTGCGAAAAGGAACGGGTCTATCAAAAGTT